CCTGCAGCACGCCCGCAAGGTAAATTTTTACCGTGCCGGCGACGGGTTTGGTAATGGTGCGCACATCTGTGCTGCCGCCCGATGAATAGGTGCGGCTTAACTGAAAGGTCTTGTTCGTGCCATCGCCCGTGCCAATGGCCTGACCCGTTGCCTTGTAATCCGTCCAGTCTTTGAAGCGAAATCCATGCGCACGGCCTTTGCGAGCGCGGAAGAAAGCGATCAGCGTATCGAGCTGCGTTTGCTTCTTTAAACCGGAGGCCACATCCCAGCGCCCGCGTGCCGATGACCAATTGATATTACGCTGCTCATAGCCGGAAGCCGTGGCAACGACGGACGTGGCAAATTCAGGCCCGCCCGTCGCGCCATAGGCAATATCGTTCGGGAATTGGACTTCATGAAAAGCCATTACAGGTTCCTCTTGGCACGCTGGATGCCGCGCGCGGCTTCAGCCGTGATTTGCGACTGGCTCATGCGGAAGCTGCTGGCATCCGGCGTGGTGATGTTCATGACGACGTTGACGGGCGATCCCATGCGGGTGCCGTCCTTTGGCAGCACGACTTCACCGCGCTCCAAAATGGCCGGAATTTCCCCAGGTTTTAGGCCCGCAACACCGCCTGTGTGATAGCGCGGTGCGTTGGCGAATACATACGCAGGCATACGGCGCTGCGGCGCGGATCCGCCGACTTCACCACCTTCGTGGAAAATGCTGCTGAAAATACTGTCCAGGAAACCGCCGCCGCCCATGCTGCTGCCCAGCATGTTGAAGAGCGGCCCTGTGATCGACTTTTGCACGGCCATGCGGGTGATATCGGCCACGATAGAATTGGCCATGTCGCCAAGGCTCTTTAGGCTTTTGCCACCGGAGGTGACGAAATCCACAATCGCGTCCTCGGTCGCCTTCATGCCTTCGGTGAAGGCTTTTTCGACCGCCGACGCTGCATCCTCGGCTTGTTCACGGTAATTGCGGAAGGCCCGCAATGCCCCAGCTTCGGCATCCTTGCGCGCGTCGAGCTGCTGCTTTTCAGCATTGGCAACCGCGCGGTTGTAAGTTTCCTGGCTGATCGCGCCAGCATCGAGCATGTTTTTAAGACGCTCTAATTCTGCCGCATAGGCTTCCGTCGCCGTGCGCGTGGCGTTGGTGACTTGTTCTCCTTCTTGCTTCAGCTTGTTCAGCTTTTGCTGGGCTTCGCCCTGGTCGTAAAGGGCAGCGGCCAGTTTCTCAACTTCGGCGCGCTGTGCCGACGTTGCGTTATCCGACAAGCGGCCAACGGCGTCTTGAATGAACGCCGCGCGTTTATCGGTCAGGCGCTCAAGCTGTTTATTTAGATCCTCGACGACTTTTTGCGCTTCGGAATAAGCCTGACTGTCGAAAAGCTGCGCCGCGAGTTTGCGCGTTTGTTCGCGCTGCGCATTGTTTGCATCCTTGGACAGACGGCCAACCGCCTGATCGATGAAGGCTTGGCGCTTGTCGGAAAGGCCCAGCATTTGACGCTGGAGATCTTCCACGACCTTTGTATTCGCCTCCATGACGCGGGTAGCGGCTTCGCGCGCGGGCTTTTCAATCGCATCGATTTGACGGCGGGCGATTTCCTCCGCCTGTTTCAGGGCCGCGTCCACCGTGCCAGCATTGCTGCCGTCTTTTTCGCGCAACGCTTCGATGCGCTGCTTGGTGGTTTCCAGTTCCTTGTTGACCTTGGCAATGCGGTCGGCAGGATCGGTCGCCAATTTATCGACGGCATCGTCCAGCTTTTTACGCTGCTCGCTCAAGAGATCGGCGCGGCGGTCGCGCGCGGCATCTTCCTGGGCGGCCTGCAGCTTTTTCTGTTCGGCTTCGTAATCCTGCGCTTCCTGGCGGGCCTGCGCCGCGAGTTTGTTTACTTCCTCGCGGATTTTTTCGACACGCGCTTCCTGGCGCTCGATCATCGGACTCATATCCGTGAACGGCAGGACAGGTTTGTAATTTTGCAGGCGCTTTAGGCGCTCTTCTTGATCGGCCAGATCCATTCTGGCGTCCATCAACTGCTTGCCGATGGGATCGTCTTTCATAAGGTTGCGCAAACCTTCGACGACATACGACAGGCCGCTCAATGCACCTTCGGCAGCGCCAGCAACCACGCGCGTTTGCCCGATATCCTCCAGCAAATTGCCCCAGGCATCGGACAGGCGGTTGGTGGCACCCGTCAAACCCGTGGCTTCACCCGCACCAGCGCCGCCAACTTTGGATTCCAGCGCATCGAGAATGACTTTCTGCGCTTCGGCCTGTTTGCCCGTGTCGACCAGCGACTGGATCAAATCCTTTTGGCTGTCGGTGAACAGGATTCCGATCCGGCGCAGTGCCGTCAGACCCTCGGCAGGATTTTCCAGAGCTTTGCCAAGCTGGGTAACGCTGCCACGCAGATCGGTGCCGAATACGGCGGACATATCCTGCGCCAGCGTCATCGCGCGGGTGAAGGTTTCGCCCGTTACGGAGCGGAACGTGGCCATAACGCCCGCTGCATCCTGCACCTGTTCAGCGGTCGCCAGGGTGGAGGCTTCGATTTCGTCGGCAAAGGCTGCGATCTGTTTGCCGGACAGGCCTGTGGTGTTACCCGTGGCGCGCAGAACGGCCTGCAGGCGGTTGAAGGACTGTTCGGCCTCGGCGGCATTTTCAAAAGCGGCTTTCAGGCCCAGCGTGACGACGGCCAGCGCCGCGCCAACGGCAAGGCCCACAGGCCCAATGGCACCCAGCGCCGATCCCAGCGGGCCAAGGTTGCCCGTTAGGCCGACGACAGAGCCTTTCACGTCGTTGGCGGCGGCATTCAACGCCAGCAGCGATTTCGAAGCGGGCTGTCCGGCAAGCTCGATTTTCTTGAGCGACTTTTCGCCCGTTTCGCCAACTTCCCGTAATTCAGCCTTGACCTTGCCGCCGTCGAGGACAGTCAGGCGAATGGCAAGATTGCGTTCGGTCATCGGTTTTTCATCTCGCTACTAAGTTTTTCGTTAAATGCACTGGTCATCCCAGCTTCCACCGCGGGGAGGAATTCCGCCGTGGCGTTTGCGTCATGGCCGAGCGATGCCGCAACTTGCAGCGCCGCCGAAAAATCTATGCCGATGGCGACCATTTGGCTTAAGCGCAATTGCCCGCCGCAACGGAGTGCTAGATCCCAGGCTTGCCATGCTTCCATGCTTTGCGGTTCATGCTGCCGATACGGGCAGAGTTCGCCTTCCGCATTCGCTTCGCCGCGTGCGCAAGGCAAATCCGCGTCCTGGCAAGAAGCGCAGTAATCCGGCCCGCCGCCAAAGTGCCAGCGGCAACGAGCCGTTAGGCGTTTTTTTCCTGTTCCAGCAAAAGCGCGGGGCCGAGATAAAGACGCTCGAAGGCTTCGGCGATGGGCCACAAATCCATGAGGGCGAATACACCCTCTGGCGTGACGGGCAACGCTTCGCCATCTTCACCGCCGATACCATCCCATTCGACGATGGCAAGCTGCGCCAATCGTTTGATCAACGCCGTGCTGCGAAGAGCGGGTTCGGCTTCAGCTTTCAAGGCTTCGACGCGCGCCGCCATAACAAGGGCGGTGGATGCCGGACGCACATGCACGCGCACGCCGGAAATCAGATCGAGCCAGTAGTTTTCACGTTTCAGGTTCAAGGTAATCATGCGTAACTCGCTACATCGTTTTTGAGGACAACAGTCAGCATGCGCGCGGGGCTGGTCGCCTTCGCCGCCTGCCAGTCAAAGGTGGCTTGGACGCCGCCAGGGCCGGAGATCGCCAGTTTCGGTTTCGGCAAATACACTTCGTGCGCCGTAAACGTCAGCGATTTATCGGCATCTATGGTGTAAGCGAAGGCCAATTCCAGCGGCGTATTGTCGGTGGCCGCATCGATCAGCGTGGTGTCGGCAAACCGCACTTCGATATTTCCGGTCAGCGCCGCGATGGTTGGATCCGCGCCGTCGATCTTGCCGTCCGAACGGATGGTTTCAATCCGCTCCAGGTTGTTGCTGTAGGTCAACTGCGCGCCCGTGACGTTGCCGAGCTGCACGCCGTCCTTTTTGATCGAACCCTGGAATTGGTTGAAGCGCGTGAGCGATGCAACGGTTGGCGTGCCGCCGCCCGTCGTCGTTGCTTTGGCTTCACCTTGGGCAATGCAGTTCAAGGTGGCGTTGGCGGCACCGGAGCGTGCGAAGTTCAACTGCGCGGAGTTGGCACGGATGCCAGCTTCCATGAAGAAGATCGGCACTTCGGGCATGCCGACTTCCAGCGCAATGCTGGGCAAGCTCGATGCACCGGACACGAAGGTATGCGTGTAAGGCCCGCTGCCCGTGGACGTCGGCGCGCCGAGAAGCGCTTTCAGCCAATGGCCGAAGTTGCGCAAATCGACAGGCACCACCACGTTACCTTCCACGCGAATGACGTCGCGGATCGGCTGTGACGGATCGCGGCCCTGACCGAGCAGATCGGATGCGATCAAACCCTGTTCGGAACCAAGATCGCACGAGACGAACGGAAATTTAATGTAATTTCCGGTCGGCGGTGTGCCGTAAACGGTTTCGAATTTACCCAATAGCTGGGCATTGGCACCGTATGAACGAGCCATGTTTACCTCCTTTGTTTAGGTTGAGAAAATCAGCCGAGGGGATCGGCGGTGACGTAGATAAGTTCGACGGGAATCATTGCGCCTTTGATCTGCGGTGATCCCTCGACAACCAGCACATTGCTGTCCGGCGCTTGCGGCGTAACACGGTCGCAAAGGCCGCCCAGCGTGCGGTCGCCCGCGATGGCGAGAGAAATTTTGCGATACAGGCCATCGAGCGCGAGATCGCGCGCGGCTTGATCGCCTTTTTGAACAACAGCTTCCACAAGCGCGCGGTGCTGCCAATAATAAGACACAGGCGAAAGCAGCGTTTCCGGTTCGCCAGGATCGCCGTCGCGCAGAATGATCAAGCCGCCATCCGGAATGCGCTCCGGCAATGCCTCGTTGCGCAAAATGGTGGCGTCGGTAATCGTTTGCAAAAGCGCGAACAGCGCCTGCAGGATGGCTTCTCTATCGGTCATTTTTCTTCCTTTTCATCGGGCCAGCTTGCCGTGACGAGTGATGGCAAACGCTCGATCCATTTCTTGGCAACGCTATCGATGTCGAAGCGTTTCTTGAGTTGCGCCTGCGGCACGAGAATAAACATGACGACGGTGGTTAAACCGCGTCCGGTCTTTTTCGCGCGGTCACTGGCCACACGCGCTTTGCCTTTGCTGGTGACGCGGAAATCGTCAGCAACCAGCAAGCCCACACGCCTCGCTCCCTTCGGCGGCACATAGCGGAGTGGAATGCCAGCCTCGGCAAAATCGGCGGGCGTGATTTTCTTGTTTTGGCGGCGGGTAACGTAAGGTGTCGGGATCGCCAAGAACCGTCCTTGTTTGCTGCGGATGGTCACACCATAAGCAAAAGCGCCGATGATCTGCGGCGCTTTGGTATAGATGAAGCCAGCAGCGTTGATGCTCATGCCGCCCTTGGGGTAAAGATCGCCGCGCCAGCTTTTGGCAAGGCGTTCTCCAAGGCCAGCGCCTGTCACCTGGCCGCGCAATTCGTTCTTCAAACCATCCGTCGCTTGGCGCACGCCGCCGCTGACAGCTTTTTCAGCGGCTTTGACTTCGGCTGCCATCATGGCTTTCAGATTGCCTTGAATGGCGGCTTGCAGTCTCATGCGGGCCTCACATCGAGCGTCCACACAAGGCGCTCACGGTCTGCTTTGGGTTCGGATTGCACTACATAGGTGATGCCGTCGCAGGTGATTTGATCGCCTTTGGCGGGTTCGGGAATTTCCAGGCTGCGCACGTCGAATAAAACCGTCGAAACGTGCAACTGCCCGTCGCCGAATCCCACCACCGTATCCGGCTGCTTTGAAATCACCCGCACCGGATATGGTGTGGATGTGCCAAATGCCAGATAGGTGGCGGGCTTGCTCATTACGGGATCCGTAAAGAGCTGGTCGATCATGCCGGAGAAAGCCACGGTCTTACGTCCGTTTGCCTTTGATCAGCACTTTCGGGCGGGTGCAGATCGGCAGCGGGTTCGACTGCGTATGCAGTTTGACCCAGCGACCGAACTCCTGATCGATGGCCTGTTTCGCATAGCGCGGCAGACCAATGGTGTTGGCGGTTTCCACAAAGTCAGCCGGCGCGTTGTACTGCTTGAACAAGCCGGGCACGCCAACGGGGAAGAAATGCGCTTTATTGGCCGGAATGAAATCCACTCCGCCAACTTTGCCGCGATATTCTTCAAAGGTGATGCCCGCATATTCGAAGCTCTTGCGGGCAAGACCAGCGCGCAGGAACGCGCTTTCCTGAAAACGCCGATAGGCTTCTTCGACTTCCGGATGAGACACCAGGTCATCAAAGAATTCCGCCGAACACATCGCATGGATATAGGTGTACGGCGCTGCGCCCAACTCGTCCTCGACTTTGCGGATCACATCGTGGCATTTCTTGCGCACCGCTCCCTTGGCCGGAGTGGCGTTATCAAGGTCGAAATCCACTTCCGCAATTTGCGAAACGCCGAATTCCGTGAACAGGTCATAGAGAACCGTCACGCCATCGGCATCGAGGATTTGGCCTTTGATCGCGCCGATCCGCAAATGCTCCAGCGTGGCATCGTGCTTGGGCATGATTTCGCCCAAGCGCGAGTTTACGACGCTTTGTACACCTTCCACTTGCGCTTCGCTGCCGAAGGCACGGACATTCTGGATTTCATCGGCCTGGATTGTGTCTTCCAAAGCGATGTGCGGGATGGCCAGCGAACGTGCTTTACGCTTGTTGCGCTGATTTTGTTGTGCGGGTGCGCCACGCTGGCTCGTTTCGATGAGCGTAAGAGAACCTTCCTTCTCTTCGATCATGATCGAGGTCGTGGACACGCCTTTTTCTTCAAAAAGGCCGAGCTGGCCGATACGGCCTGGAACAAACGGCATTTTGTTGACCGCATCGGTGAGTGAAATCACCGAAAAGGCATTGTTGGAAAAAATATCAAGAGTCGGCATGAGAGGCTCCTTTCGGGTGGGAGTAAAAAAGCCCCGCTTTTTAGGGCGGGGCTTCGGTTTGGGTTAACGAACGGGTTTAGCGCCCGATGATCGTCGCTGCGGCAAGATTGGCGAGACCAACGGTTTTCTGGTTTGCATCCGCGCCGGAGAACCAGACAAGCTCTGCAGCATTGACTTCGGCATGACGGGCAATAATCACACCTTCCTTGTCGGCGCTTGTGGCATTCACAGCATCGAGAAGGATTGCAACGGCGGTTTGTGAACCATCCGTGTTGGCGGGGTTATATTCTTTATATTTGCCGGAGCCTGCGGCAACCGTGATAGCGAAGCGGTCACCCGCGACAAAATCCGTGCTGCCATCGCCGATCGTGAAGTTAACAGGCCCGGCGAAGGGCGTGCCAACCACCGCGGTGCCGACGTTGACACCATCAGGATCCTCCACGGAGAACGTGCCGCTGTTGGAAGCAGGCTCGATACAGGTTGCAACGTAAACGCCAGCTTTTGCGGCGTTGCCCGCAGAAACGGCGCTGATCGCACCATTGCCCGTGTTGCCAGAAACGGCGGCGCCCGTCGCCGAGCCATGAGACACTTTGCCCAGGACGTGGCCCGGCTGGAGGTTTTGGCCGGAGAGGACGGTCACGGTTTCCCGTGACAGGCTGCCATTGGCTTCCGTCACGATGAATTCGGCCTTGTGCTGACCTTCGGTTAATTCAGGCATGTTAGTTTCCTTTCTTGTTGCGGGCCGCATAGATCGCCGCCGTGTCGATCTTCGGTTCCGCGTTGTTGGTTGGGTTGGTGTTGGCGGGGATTTGGCCAGCGATGGTTGTCGCTTCCGCCTGCGTGGCGCGCGCTTCCAGAAGCGCTTTACGCACATCGGCAGTTGGAATGGCTTTGGCGATAAACGCCGCGGCTTTATCCGGCACACCAGCGAGCTGGCACAGCTCGGTTACTTCGGCGACGTAGGCCATCGCTTCGGTTTTTGCCTCTTCCTTGAGGCCAGCTTTCATGGCTTCAAGATCGGGAGCGGTTTCCTTCTCAGGGTTCACGTCCTCGGCAGGTTGATTTGTTTCCGTCATCGGAGTTTCCTTTCTTCTCAGGGTTCGGGTGGATGGTGACGAAGGCCGGGCGACTGTTTTCGTGAGATCGGATAAGGCGTCGCCCATCGTCCCGATCCGGTCTGCAAGCCCTGCGGCAATCGACTGATCACCGAAATAAAGAGCTGCCTCCGTCGCCTTGACGGCGGTGAGTTCCAATCCACGCATACGTGCGACCGATGTCGTGAAAATCTCGTAGACGCGATCCACTTCGGTCTGCAGCTGTTCGCGGGCAGGATTGCTTAAAGGTTCATGAGGGGAAAAATCATTTTTGCGCTCTCCGGCATAGACTGCCGTGTATTTCAACCCAGCGTCGGATTCCGCAACACTCTGATCGAGATGAACGGCAATGACACCGATGGAACCGACACCGCCCGTGCGGGACAGGTAGATTTTATCCGTGGCGGCCGCGATGGCATAAGCGGCAGAAAAAGCCTCATCGTTGACCACTGACCAGATCGGCTTGACCTTGCGGGCTGCGAAAATCTTGTCGGCCAGATCAAACACGCCGCCAGCTTCACCGCCAGGGCTGTCGATATCGAGCAGGATGCCTTTAACGGCGCCATCCTGCAGGGCCGCATCGATGCGGTCGGCAATCAAGCCGTAGCTCGTCAATCCACTTTGCGCTTCAAGCCCGACCGTTCGGCGCACAAGCGTTCCAACGACAGGGATGATGGCAACGCCTTCGGCCAGTTCATAATCCCGCGCGACTGGCTTGCTACCGAACGGGATATTTTCACCGCGCAGGCGAGGTGAAAGAACCGCCAGAATAGTGTCGAGCTTTGCGCGTGCAATCAGAAGCGGCACATCGAACACGCGTCCGGCAATGTGGGGCAAATTGATCATTGTTGTCCTTCTTCGGTTTTTTCAGATGGTTGCGTATTGTCCTCGTTTTCTTGAGGCAGAGGTTCTGGCGCAGGAGGAGCCTGTTCAGGCTTACCCAAGCGGATGCCCAGCGCATCAGCCCTTTTCTGATCGGCGGCGATGCGGCGGTAGGTTTCATCGACGTCATAGCCTTCCGCTTCGATGATGTCGGACGGTGCTTTCCAGCCGCATTCCTGTGCGATTTTTTCAGCTTGGCGATCTTTAAGCGGATCCACCCATTCCCATTTCGGCGTAATCCATTTGACCGCCATATATTTTGCGGCATCGTTGGCAAATCCTGGAAAACGAAGTGCGCC